GAACAAGTAAACTGGAAGCAAACCCGACATCAAGCCGCAGTATCGTTTAACGTCATGTGCTCAATGCTGGAAATGTCACGCAAGCATGACGGAAAAGAAACAGAAGCCCATCACTATATGAATGAAGCGCGGTTGGTGAATTGGGCCTTCTGCGGTGAATTTGTAAGCATTGATCGCACTCAATTGGGCGCAAAAGACTTGGATTTGTTGGCAAAACTCGAGGTGCAAAACACGATGATGATTGCACGGGGCGTAGATCGAGAGATTAGAAAATCTATGCTGCAGGAAATAGCTGCGGCGTGGCGAGAGAATCAAACTAAACAACTGACTTAAAACACAAAACCCCATCGCTTGATGGGGTTTATTTTTGCTAGAAGTTTTTCCGATACGGCATATCGTCAGCCGGTGGTTCATCGATTAGCGAGTTAATGAAAAACCGGCGGTGCGCCATCCACAATCTGTTACAAAAACCTTGAACGTTGATAAATTGACCGTTTTTCTTGTTTTTGCACAGCTCTTTTGCCTTTGCTTCGTCACCTTCCACCATGACAAGCCGTGCAGCTTCAACGGTCACAGGATTGCGCGGACGTGTTGCTGTCATCAGTTTCAGCAGCAGGTCGAATGTCTCTTGCTTCATCAACGTGGCACTCCAATAACGGTGAATTTTGTCTCATTCCACATTTCGCCATCCCACCATTCTTCAATGGTCAGCGCATCGGCTAACGCAGACTTGATGCCGACACCCGCGTTTGTCATTGCGTAGTATTGTTTTTCGCGGATGAGGACGCCGATAAAGCCCATTTCGGCATCAGCGCTGATTTTGCGCATTTGCTGCTGTGCGAGTGCAGCGAGGTCGGAGGTGGGCATGACTTGGATTGTCAAACCCGATTTTGTTGCAATCGTGTATTTCATTCGTTAGTCCTCAAAAGTTAGGCCGCCCCGAAGGGCGGCGTGACGGTTAGATCAGGTACATCCTTAACTCACGCGTTTCGCAACTCAGCCCATCTTCTGGGGTGTAAAACCCCAGCAAGTAAGGTTTACCCTCTTCATCATAATTCAAACCTGTTAACGACACGCTGACTGAATAATTCCCGTCCTTTGTTTTAACTGTTGCCCACGGATGTTCGTTGGCATACTCGATCTCAGGCCGGATTTTTGTTGATTGGAGATCAGCTAAACGCAACGCTTCCGCGATAAGCGGATCATCGCTGTCCGAGTAGCTCTGGATCAGCTTAGATAACTGATCGTCTGACATACTCAAAGCGGCTACTGTTTCGCCGTTATCTGCGGTGACGTTGTCGACAGCGATAAGCAGATCTTCGTACGCTTTCGCAATCAAAGCCGCCCCAATGCTTGTGCGCGCAAAAACCAGCACGCTATCCATACCGTCAAATTGGGTATCTTGCGTTGCTGGTGTGACTTTACCGCCTTCAACCAGCCAAAACGATTTGCGAGTGTTCATTGTGTACTCCCTTGAAAGAATTTTAGAGATAGAGCCGGTAACCGACCGGCGGCGGTTGTGATTAACGAGATCTACGACTGATAAAGTTTTCAGCAGCTTCGCGGGTCGTGAAAATATCGATTAGGTATTTAGCCCCGACAACATTTACCGCGTAACCCTTTACCCCGCGCTGGATAATCGATGACTTGCTCCCCCAGTAAGTGGACATGGCCTTGTTAGCGCGCTCTTGGACGTCATCGCCGTCAACAATCCAGCTAACTGAGCAATTGCCAGATGTCACAGATGCAAAAACACCCTCCACGATTTCAATCTCTTTTGACGGCGATCCCTTAGCGATACTCCAAGCCTCCTTCATGGCAGTAGCCAAGTATTCACGAGCCTTACCGCCGAATTTCACAACCGCTTCTTTTGCGATTTTCCAAGCTTGTTTCATCACGTTCATTTCTTTACTCCTCGTTTGTGCTGCGTTGTTCGATGACTTAATAATAGTTTTAAACTTTCAAACAGTCAACACTTTTTTGAGTTTTTTTCACAAACCCGCTTTGCGCCACGCAACGGGGTTGAGTGCTCGCAGTTGATCTAGCGTGTATTGCACGCCGCGCTGGTCAACAAAGTTATCAACCGTTAACCCGCCCTTTGCAAATAGCTCGTAGCGCGACTCACCCGAAATCTCGCGTTGCACATCAGCCGGTTGCGACTTAAGCCATTTTTCATAATCAATCTTGTCCGATACAGGCCCGTCCATAGCCGATCTAGTGCGCTCAAGATTGGGGACACGGTATTCGTCCTTGATCATCATAATCATCACTGATCGGCAACGATAATGCGCCGGTGGGCGGACGGGTGTTCCGATCGGGTAGATTTTCCCGTCCCGCGATTGGCAAACCGGCGTTGTGCGCTTGTCGAGTACCGACACCCATTTCATGCCCGACAATAACTGTCGGTTGGTGCTAGCGACTTGCTGCATAGCCTCGGCTGATACGGCGTTGATATACGTCCTTACGACCGCTTCGACTTGCTGGCTAGTGTGTGTCTGCACAATCGCGGTTGCTTGGCGCGTGATAGCTGTTGCTGTTTCGCCCGACAAGATGCCTTTCTGTATCGTTTCTTGCACGTCAACAAAAGCACGATTACTGAGCTCTTGCACCATGCTTGCAAGCGTTTTTCGCTCGATGTTTTGACCAGAGATTAGCGAAATTGTCGGATTGGCGGTAACAGCAACGGCGGATGCTGGTAAACCGGCAAGTGGGACGGTAACAGATTGGCTAAGTGCTACTTGGTAAAAATCCAGCTCGTTTTCAGCTAAAGGGCGGCTGATTTGCTCAAGCCGATCTTGCAGCCTGACTGTGTGCTGCTGGATAACTAGATTGATGTCGGCAAGCAGGGTGTTTAAGCGCGATTGCTGATCGATAGATAGTGCGTCACGGTTAGCATTGAGAGTGCGTTTAATGTCGCGGCGTAGAGAGCGCAAAAGCGGCTCTATGCGCTTAAATTCGCCCGTAGAGTAGCGCTGCAGGAAGATTTGATGGCGGATTGTCGGGTCTTGCATGTGAGCTCCTTAAATGACAAAACCGCCCCTAGGGGCGGTAGCGGGTTGAAAGGATTATTACATTTCAACCGGCATCACTACGCCGATCAATTTGTTTCCTTTTTTGTCTTCAGACTCAAATTTGGCGCCGGATAGCCCGTTATGCTGGAGTTTGATACATGAATTAGCTCTCTCCAAAAACTTAATATTTGCTTTTTGTAAAGCTAGAAGATATTTGTAATTAAAGTTAGCGGTCTCACCAGATGTCTTATCTGGAATTGCGCGATAGATGTCAGGATACTTGCTATCCCATGTTTCAATTTGCACCTTGTTTTTTCCCGTAACTGCAAACCCGCCAACAACAATAACAGGATTGCTACCCTTGATACCTTTGTGTGACAATAAAATCATTTCCAGCGTATCACTGTTAATGATGTACTCACCGTCACTTTCAATGCCCTTGCTTTTGATTAAAATCATCATGCGCCCGTTCATCGCAACCAACTCGCCGTTGCGGATCATTACGCCGTTCAAGTAATGGCAGATATCTTTTTTTACTGCGGCTAACAACACCGCTTTCAGCCATTTCAGTTTTGGAATCTTGAAGTTCATTTTTTTCTTTCTGGTTTAAGGTTGCTGTTAAATGGAATTGATTATCGGCTTAGTGTTATTTAGCATATACTTCGTATTGCCAACGAACTGAATTCCCCTTTTGAACTGCTTTTGCAAACCTAAATTCTAAGCCTCGTAGCCTACATTCGTCAGCCACTGCGTCAAACGGGGCGCAGTGGTCAGGCTTCGGATTGCGTACACCTGAGACGGTGATTAAATTATTATCAACTTCAGCATCCATGCCGCAGCGCCGCGCAACCGCCTTGGCGATTTCCTGCATTACGTCATCACTAACACTGGTTGGTGTTGTAGCAGGATTGTCTTCCGGCAATCCAGCCCCCGTAACCTCAATCAATTTATCAAGATAATGCCGCGCCTTTTTCAAATCTTCGATGCCGCCTTTCTCGTTGCAACGCGCCACGTACTTGATGACGTTGCCGCGCAAAAAGCCGGTAAATTCTTCGTGGGACATCCACGACTGCATCGCTTCCCAAGGCTGAACGGATTTGCTCGTGTAGTGATTACCACCGATTTGGGTTTTGTTTAAGTCGAACATTAAAATAACTCCTCGGAAATTAAGACGATTTCGCCATAAAACAGAATTTCGTGGATTACGACATCGCTAAAACCATCAACGCTAACTGTGTAGCTGTCGATGATGTCTGTTTTGTAGTCAGTGATATTGTTGATCACTGACGGGCTAACTTTAATCACGGTTTTAACATGACTGCCGTCAATCAGCAGCGTGGCGACAGATTCGGTCATGCAGGCAAAAGATGATTCAGCATGTGTGATTTTGTGGTTGCAGATAGCCGCAAGCTGTTTTGATTTAGCCGCGATTTCAGCGGACAACTGACGAATTGCGGTTTCACGGTTTTTGATTTGACGCATGATTAAAAGCCCCCAGTGGAAAGAATGTAGGCGGAAAAGAGAATGGCGAAAACGAACCAGCTTTTAGCTGTGCGGCGTGGCTGGCTGAGAGGCCAGTTTTTCAAGTCTTGGTTTTTGCGCGGTGTCATGGTTGGTTTCCTGTGTTGGTTGTGGCGGCGCATGGCCGCCGGTGGGGTTACCAGTTTTGATCGTCTGGCAAATCTGGCAAGTCAGTTTCAGCGCGGTATTTTGCGAGAATCTCTAGCGCTTCATGCTCAACGCGAGAGATGAATTTTTCGTCAAAGAAATCGCGATGAACGCCGTTGATGGTGTTGATGCCGGAATCGTCTGGGTCGGGGTAGATGTAAAGTTCCACTTCCAATTTACCCGCCGGATCATCGGCAAGAATGACGGTTTCAGCGATGTAGTCATTCACTTGGTTTTGCTCCTTTGTGTTGGTGTAAGTGAATAATAGTTTAAAACTTTCAAACTGTCAAGCGGTTTTGAGAGATTGCAAAAGCTTGGTTTGATCGACGTCTTTAGCTTGTATTGCTCGCACGGTCTTTTCGTCAATAGTGTTGTTAGCGATGATATGGACAATCCGAACCGGCTTACATTGCCCTTGCCGGTGCAAGCGGGCGTTAAACTGTAAGTAATGCTCTAGATTCCAAGTTTGACCGTACCAGACAACAACAGCACCGCCGCGCTGCAGGTTTAGCCCTGTGGCCGCCGATGCTGGATGGGCTAATAGCATCTTGATCTTTCCGGCATTCCACGCTTCTATCTGTGATGCCTTTTTATCGAGCAAAACTGCTTCTGGGAAAGCAGACATCATCGCGTCAAGATCATGTCGGTAGCTGTAAGCAATCAGTAGATTTTCCGTTGCGTGTTCCTCGCGCAACGATTTAAGCGCATCAATCTTTGCAGTGTGGATTTGAGCAACAACACCATCCGCAGAATAAACAGAGCCGTTTGCGCATTGGGTTAGCTTTGTGCAAAGCGCTGCGGCTGATAATGCTGTTATTTCCGTTTCTTCTAACTGCAATATGGCCTCTCGTTCTAATTCTTTGTATTGCGCTAGGGCCTCATCAGGTAAATCAACACGCAACATCACGTCTATTTTGTCGGGCATCGAGAGGTAATCTTGTGCTGACATGGTCAAGACAACATCACTAATCGCGTCTTGGATTTGCTCATGTGCGTGTTCTCGTGGCGTAAATTTAAAACCCATGTAATCGCCCACAAACCACCGCGATTTGTAGGCCGACATACTACGGCCCAATCGCTTACCACCATCAATTAAATACGCTTGAGACCATAAATCTAATAATCCGTTGGGTGATGGTGTCCCCGTTAATTCGATCAAGCGGATAATCTTGTCTGATACTTTTTTAAGAGACTTAAAACGCTTAGATGATGGGTTTTTGACTTTTGTCGCTTCATCAATCACAACACAATCGTAATGCCATTTTTTACCCAACAATTCGACAAGCCACGGGATATTTTCGATATTGATAACAGTCACGTCCGCGTTTTGTTCGATTGCTGCAATACGTTCCTTTTCCAACCCTGTGGCCACAGCGACAGACATGAATTCGGTATGTTCCCACGCTTTAATCTCTTTTTCCCAAACAGAGTTCGCGACACGCAACGGGGCGATAATCAATACCCTCCCGATTTCAAAACTGTTAAATAAATCAGCAATAGCAGTTGCTGTGGTAATAGTCTTACCTAAGCCCATATCAAGCCATAGCGCACATTTAGGCGTGTCGATAATAAATCGCACTGCTTTGCGCTGGTAAGCGTGCATCAAGTCTCGTTTAAGCAAAGACATTGTTAACCCCTTCCAAAGAATCGATTACAACGACCTTCGCGCCGTGTTGAGTTAATTGCTCAATTACGAATTGCTGTAGTTTGCGTGGTTTTTCATTGGGTGCTTTATATTCGACAAACAAAAAAACACCATTGCGGATATAAAGCTTATCTGGCAATCCGTTATTATTTACAGACTTCATTTTGATAGCGTACCAACCATTTTGCCTTGCGACCTGATCGGCTTTTTTTTCGATTGTGGACTCTCTCATAATAACGCGCCTTGTTCAGGGTGTTTAACACCATATCCAGTTAACGCCAACATCTTATTAGCTCTTGTGATATAACGCGCATAATCAATATCTGTGGGTAGCGTGTCTGGTAATTGTTGCAGCGGTTGAGCTCCTTCGCTGAGTGGGACTTTATTGCCATTTTTGCGGTAATAGATGGGTGTTTTGGTGTTTCGCGAGTAATACCAACGCACAGTTTTCCCAAGAAAAACACCGTCTTTTTGTGCGCCACCGGTAACAGCCCGAACGATGATGAATTGCGTGATGTCTTGACACCCGTTAATTGTTTCTTCTATCGGTTTTCCGTTTGCGACAAAATCCATAACAGCCTTGGCGCATATCGGCGCTTGTGGGTTTTTGTCGATAGCAGAATCAGCATAATCCGTTTTTCCCTTTACTTTCCCGTCAAGCTTTACCGCAAAATAATTGTTAATAGATTGGCTGTGCAATGACTTGTAATAAGTCAAATCCATGTCAAAACCCGTTTCAATCTCCCACTCAGTGATAATCGCCTCATATTCGCTTTCCAGTGACGCAGGTACGCTTGATACAATACCATCAGTATTAGCCGACACTACGCTAATACCCGCTAATTCCAAACGCTCGATAAGCATTAACAGGCTTAATTGGCCGGTGATTGTCGTTTGAATCATTAAGTCAGGTGAAAATAAAGGGCTATAAGCAGAGCCAAATTTACCAAACGACCCATTGATAACAATTTTTAACGTGCTATCTACCACCTTATCACCGCGTTTTTTCGCTTCAATACGGCGATTGACGATACCCAAATAAGTCCCAAGGAAATCGGCCCCAAACGATTCGGGGAAAAGCCGCAGGTTTAGAATAATTCGCGGATAGTAGGAAGTCACATCTGCATCGATTATTTTCTGTGTCGGTGTTGAGAAAACAGATTGTTCAGATTCCATGCTGTGTAATCCGCCAATCGATACGTTATAGGACGATTGACCAATCTTGATAACCGTCTTTGCAATTTCGTCAGGAATGATTACTTTACCGCCATCGGATAACTTGAAATCACAACGCGAAACCAAAGCTAGAAAATCAATCATGGTTTTGGTTTGATATTGGATAAAGCTAGGCACTTGATAGCGGAAACTGTATTTTTTAGGGTTGATGTTTTGACGTTGAGGTCTAAAACCATGTTCACGTCCAAACTCAGTTATCAAGACTGTTTCCGCGATTTGCGCATCTGATTTTGAGCGTAAATCGATGCCGTATTGCTTGGACATTTCGCGGCGTAGGTCTATTTGCCCCTTATGGTAGTTGTAAAGCAATTCTGTCGTTCCAACGTCATTTAAGCAATAATCGCGTAACGTCTGAATATCCTCTTTTTTGATCACCGCGTCAGGTTCGATCGGTAAATCTTGTATTTTAGGCGCGTTGATTCGCGCACCGTACATTTTCAAACTCGCTTGGCCCTTGATGACATCCATGATGTCGATGTGGTCAAACGGTGCGTTTTCTGGCAAGTTAAACTCACGCGATACTTGCCAAGGTATCATTTCCTTTTCGATGATCTGATCGGCGATAAACTTAACAATATCGACCGATTTACCGGCCAGAAAAGCGTTAATGATTGGGATGTCAAAACCAATGCCGTTAAAACTTACAAACGTCTCGTGCTGGTTTGCGGCGATGAATGCTTTTAACCGGTCTTTATCATTAGCTTCAAAAATGTGAGATTGACCATTTTCACCATCAAACTTGAAAAGAGCTAAGAAATAGTTGTGGTAAATCTCAGTATCAAAAAAAATCATACGTGTCCCCGTACAAACTAAAACCGCCCCGAAGGGCGGTATGGTTATTCAGCAATTAGGCTAACAGATCATCGTCTTCATCAATCTCATCAAAATCATCGATCGAGACATCCGCCGAATCGCCGAATGGTTTTCCGTCTTTTGCGAACTGGACAACCAGCAAGTTAACCAACACTTTTTTACCATAATTGTTGTCCATGACCCAAAAATCCACGCTAGCGTTAACGTAGCAGCCGGCGTAGAAAAGGTTATCTTCTTCTACGACGGGGCTTTTCTTTTTGTCGATCAAGACGGGACGGCGGCGGGTTGACGCTTTGACGCTAATTTGACCCTCATAACCATCGTAATCCTTATTGTCGCCATCTACGAAAGGAAGAACGAAACCTTTAGGGATTTTGTCGTTGTACTTCTCTTTCAACGCTTGCTGTGCAGCAGCTTTAAGAGCCTCGATCTCCTTGGCGTGGATTTCCTTGTCCAGCAAGAAAGTCGCGGTGTACTTACCAGTGTCTTGTTCGTTGTAAACCTCGGTTTTGAACAGAGATGGGAAAGACAAGCGTACGTTTTTCAGGATAACTTTTGGCATTTTAATTTCCTTTTCGTTTTGGTTGTTTGTCGCTATCGACAAGACGAATAGTAAACCTGTGGTTTACACCTGTCAAGCTAGATTTTCAAAATCATCAGCGTGTGATGCGATAGCAGGGCGTTTATCTGATTCGTGCGCTAGCGTGGGTTGCCCTGCGGGTTTTACGATCAAATGCTCTAGTTCTAGCATTATCTTTTTGCCTAATAGCTTTTCAGCCTTGGCCGGCGAAATAAGTTTGCGCTCATAAATATCACCGTCTTGAGCAACGGCGGTAAGCGTTTCAACAACCAACGCTTCATCTTTCCACGCCCGTAAGCTACGCCCTTCTACGAGTTTCCAGCCCGTGACAGATTGGCCAGCCAACAACCGTTCCTTGGCGTAATCCTCAACCGCTGAAAGCCAATCTGTGATTAGTTTTCGATTAGCCAGAATTTCGCCAATTCGATCATCACTCATAGCATGTGGTTTATCGTCTGGTAATTCGTCAAAGTCTTTGCTTAATACTTTGCTGATGTGCTTATCGAGACCTTTGCATGTCGCCTTGGCTTTACACCACATGCACGCTTTTTCTGATGGGTTGTGAGGGGCGTTGTTGGATAGCGCTAATGCTGCCTTTGCTCTCGCGCTACGGGCAAACTCTAATAGCTTTTTGACGTCACAGCCCCACCATGTGATGTTTGACGCTCGAGGTTGGTAGATGTGCAACTGCACCCGTTTGATGTCGTGCGACTCGCGAAAACGCAGATAAGCCCCGACACCATACAGCATCAGTTGTGGATTTTCGACAGCGTCAACCGACACACCCTTGCCATATTTTAGGTCGATGACGTGGAGCGTATCACCCTCGATAACAATGCAATCCGCTGTACCAAATCCGCCAGGCACATAACTGTCGAAACTTAGGCGTAATTCGTAGTATTTCTCACCCTCGATAGCTTTGATGTAGTCACAATAACCTTGAATATATTGCGCCATTTCATGCGTGATAGTTTGACCTTGGAAATCAACACCGTGGAACGCCAACGGCGCCAAGTCGCTAACCAAGCAATGCTCAGCCAAAGCGTGAGTAAGAGTACCCTCTTCTGCGTAGGGTGAGGACATCTCAACGCGTTTAACTGCTGATTCTTCTTTGACGCTGGCTGGGCAAGACATCCAGCGATGTGCGCCCGATGCAGACAATAATGCGTGAACGGCCATTAGATTTGCTCCCCGTAAAATTCCAAAGTCAACGCTTTAACAAGCTCTTCGTGATCGGATTCTTTCACATCGGATAGTTTTTCAGCCTCGAACTGTTTAAAGATAGTACGCACTCGATCACGCACATTTTCGTGCTTTTCACGGCTGATGTTGGCGATAAAAGTGCGCAAATCTGCGGCCACATCTTCAGTTTGGCTTTCCGCCGGTGGTGTCGCGGCCGGTGCGGTTTCAACCTTAGCTTGTACTGCGGCAGGTTGAGGTTTGATTTGTGCAACGGGCGCGGCTTGCTGTTGCGACAACAAGACTGCTGTTAATGCTTCAACGACCTTGGTCAAACGGTCAATCTTGTCTTCTAAGCTCATCTTGCGTTCCTAGTTTAGGTTGTTAATGACAGGTCTATTGTGCTACAGTTTGCCCTCGGTGTAAACCATCAGTTTACGTTTAAGGGGATTTTGATGATTGATGACGTTATTAAGCATTTCGGTGGGACTCGCGCGTTTATGCGCTTGATGGGTGTCAGTCGGATGGCGATTAGCAAGTGGCGCAAAGAGGGTTGTCTACCGCCGACCAGGGCCTTGCAAGTTGAGCATTTGTCTGGTGGCAAGTTCAAGGCGTCTCGTTTGGTTTCTGTTATTGTTGTGCGGGGCGCTGAAAAATGATCAAAACACACTTAACACAGGTTGTTGCAAACGGTTTTAACTGCTTACCAATTAAACCAAACACCAAACGCCCCGATGTTACTGGCTGGTCGAATATCGAATTGACCCCCGAATTGTACGCATCGTGGATTGAACGCAAACCTGATCATGGTATCGGGTTGCGTTTGGGTGATGGGTTGTATTGCGTTGATATTGACGTTAAAGACGCGGCTTGTGTTGACGGGCTGGTTACCGATTTGGATTTTAGCCTTGGATTGGGTGGTTTTCAGCGTATCGGCTTTGCCCCCAAAACAGCGGTGTTTTTCCGCTGTGATGAGGAGATAGCAAAACATAAGGTTTTCTTGCGTGATGGCTCGGGGTGTGAACACGCAGTGGAACTGCTGGGCGCGGGACAACAGGTTGTTGCTTATGGTATCCACCCATCTACAGGCGAGGCCTATAGATGGGTGGATGGTGAGCCGTTAACACACCCCATTGACGTTATTCCCATGCTAAAAAAATCCGACGTGCTGGGATGGCTAGAATCAATAGCAGGTGTATTGCCGTCTGGTTGGTCAATCGCTGAAAAAGTAGAAACGAATAGTGATACTGATGACAGCGATTTGTATTTGCTGGAAACCAAATTAGATTTAACAGCCGATGAAGTACGGGACGACCTGCTGTTAACTCCCGCTGACGCGATGCACTACGATGAGTGGTTTCGCGTGATTTGCGCTATTTGGCATCAAACAGACGGATCTGATGATGGTTATGCAATAGCGCGTGAGTGGTCTTTGCGCGATAGCGCACGTTTCGACGATGAAGCGTTGAGGATGAAGTGGGTTGAGGCAGCGAAACGCCCCTGTGGGCGGAAAGTGACTTTTGCGACAGTGCGGGCGATGGCGAATAAGGCGCGTCAATCCCAAGCCGCAACAACAAGCGTTGCGAAGTCTCAAGAATGGGCAGACAAGATTCGCGATTGTGCTGATGCTACTACGCTGAGGACTGCGATCAGCTCGGGTATCGCTTCAGATGATTCGCTGGATTCACTGGAGCGTAGCGCGTTGGTTACGTTATGGGGTGATCGGTACAAGACTTTGACGGGCGTACGACCACCGATAAAAGAGATTCGTGCGGCGTTATCACCCAAGAGCCTTAAAGTTGTAGCGACCGACAAAGCGACCTCGTTACCCAAACCTGATTGGCTAGATGGTTTTGTTTATGTGACGGGGAGAGATAGGTTTTACAACTATCACACAGGGTTGTGGTTAACGCTACAAGGTATTAACGCTACTTACAGCCGCTATTGCCCTAACGAAGACGGTGTAATTGAGCCTAATGCTGCAAGTTATCATGCGTTGCACGTTCACAAAATCGATTCGGTTGATCGCCCCCTGTATATCCCGTGGGCGGAAAGTCTGTTTACTGTGGATGGTGTTAATTGTGTCAACACGTTCCGCAAATCATCCGTCCCTGTCGCTACTGAAATTGACCAGCAAGGGCAAGACGCGATTGCTATTGTCAAACGACATTTGAGTTTTGTGTTTAACGGGCGTGGTGATCAGATCGACCTGTTTATAGATTGGTTGGCTTTTCAAGTGCAGCACATCGGGCGCAAAGTGCGTTTTGCACCGCTCATTAAAGGTGTTGAGGGTGATGGTAAGTCAGTGTTGTCCAAACTCGTTAAAGCAGTAATCGGTGATTCTAACGTAAAGATTATTTCCGCCGAGGCAATTAGCTCTAACTTCAGCGGATGGGCAACTGATGCGGCGGTGGGCGTGTTGGAAGAGGTGCGCATTGTTGGCCACAATCGCTATGAGATTATGAACAAGATGAAACCGCTCATCACAAACGATTCTATTTCTGTGCACCCAAAGGGCTTTGAAGAATATAACGCGCCGAACACGATGAATTACATGGCGTTCACAAACTATTCTGACGCATTACCGCTTCAGGAAACCGATCGGCGGTGGTGGCCTATATTCACACCTTGGAATTCTCGCGAGGAAATGCAAAACATTGTGGGTGAATCGCTGGATGTCTATTTTGACCGTTTACACGATGCGATCGAAACTTGCGGGGGCGCGTTACGGGCGTGGCTGTTGAATCATGTTATCAGTGATGCGTTTAAGCCAAACGGGAGTGCACCACGCACCAAAGAACGTGAATCGATGATTGCCAACGGTCGAGATGATGTTGAAGAGATTATCGAGAGCGTAATCGCCGATGGTGGTTACGGGTTACACGTTGACGCTGTGTCGGTTAAACACTTGAACGATGCGCTGTTAATGATGGATGGTGTACCAGACTTGACAGGGCCAATGGTGGCCACAGCGTTGCGTAAGTTAGGTTATTCGCGTATCGGCGGAAAGAGTGGGGTTATGAAAGCCGATGGCGTACCACTACGAGTGTGGGTGAAGCGACACGATATGTCTAGCAAGGAGGTCTTAGCTTTGTGGGCGGATAGTCTAGCAACTGACAAAGAAATACCGTTCTGAGCCGGTTACAGGTTAGGTTACAGGTTAGGTTACAGGTTAGGTTACAGGTTAGAATACTTCTGTAACTTGTATAATGTTCATAAAAGCCTTTGATTTTCAAGGGCTTTTTTATTTTATAAATCTTTCCGGTTACAGGTTACAGGTTACAGGCTACTTCATACCGTCTCTATAGATAAAAACTACACCACGTCTTTTTTTATTTTTTTTCTTCTAGCTCTGATTTTTACTTTTAACCTGTAACCTGTAACTTTTAGAGATAGAGAAAAAATAAAACGTAGTAAAAACAAGGACTTAGAAGAACATTATATCGGTTACACAAGTGTTCTAACCTGTAACCGAACCTGTAACCTGTAACCGCTAACCTGTAACTTTTAGGGTTTTTCTGGCTATAGGATGAAGGAAATCTATTGCTAGAAACTATAAACGATTCGGTCAACATTCACTTTTATAGAATTTGTCAGTTTTGTTGGTTACAGGTTTAAGCAGCCTGTAACCGGACAGATTGAGGGTGTAACCGACTAGAAAACGGGCTTCAGTGTTACAATGTATCAACTCCAAAACGGAGTTTTTAAAGAGAGGTGTATAAATGGCAGCCAAAAAAACACCGGCTGGCGCTGCAGCGATGAACGCCGCACTCAAAGGAACTGGTCAGCGTATCGGCGGACGGCAAAAAGGAAGCCTAAACAAAACTACGGCATCGGTTAAAAGCGCGCTTGTTGAAGCATTTGAACGCCTAGGCGGTGTTGATGGCTTGGTGGAGTGGGGCCGCAACGAGCCGACAGAATTTTACAAGCTGTGGGTTAAAATCCTTCCCGTCGAGAAAGACGCCAACACCGCCGATCAAAAACCATTTGTTATCGTGCTTTCTGATAGTCAGGCGAAAGAGCAAGGGATTGTTGAGTGATTAGACTGACAAAGCCTCAATCTGAAATCTGGCAGTCTGACAAGCGATTTAAGGTTGTTGTTTGTGGGCGGCGATTCGGAAAGACGTACCTCTCCCTACCGTGGCTGTGTCACAACGCAATGACAATGGGCGGCGTGCATTACTACATCGCGCCGTCTTACGTCATGGCTCGCCAAATCGCTTGGCGATTGCTCAAAGAGATAGCCAAGGATTGGATCATTTATAAGAACGAGTCGCTGTTATGCGCTGAGCTGATTGGCGGCGGGATGATCTATCTTAAAGGTGCGGAAAACAAAGACTCGTTGCGCGGCGTGTCGCTATCGTCGGCGGTATTGGATGAGTTTGCTTTTATGGATAGGGATGTGTGGGATATGGTTATCCGACCCGCAACATCCGACCGACAAGCGCCCGTGATGTTTATTACATCTCCTGCCGGCTGGAATTGGGCTAAAGAGCTGTACGACTATGCGCAATCGGGAGATGACCCCAACTGGGGTGCGTGGACGTACACAACGGCGCAAGGCGGTAACGTAAAGCCTGAAGAAATTGAAGCCTCGCGGCGTGAATTGCCACCTCGGGTATTTGCTCAGGAGTATTTAGCAAGTTTCGAGACTCTCGCTAACCGCGTTTACAGCAATTTCGACCGCACGAAACACGTTACCCGAGACTTGGCGACATTGGAGAGCGCAAAAGAACTATATATAGGTATCGACTTTAACGTGTCGCCTATTACCGCTGCAGTGTGCGTCAAGGTGGTTGATCAGTTGCATGTTGTCGATGAGATTGTGATCGATAACTCCCATACTCAGGAGTTAGCTAGCGAGATTAAAGCACGATACCCCAATCACAGGATTAGGGCTTATCCCGATCCAGCCGGTAGGCAGCGCAAGACCTCGGCCGGCGGTAAAACAGACTTTGCCATCCTTGAGCAATCCGGCTTTGCGGTTTACGCCCCGTCCGCTCATCCGCCCGTGGTCGATAGAATTAACGAAGTGCAGGCCCTATTGCTCAACGCTAACGGCGATAGACGGCTATTTATTCACCCACGGTGTAAAGAGGTGATTAAATCGCTAGACGGTTTAACATATAAGAGAGACACGTCAATGCCAGATAAGTCGCTCGGTCTTGACCATATCGCCGATGCACTTGGTTATCTCGTTCATTATGAGTTCCCGATCCATCGCCCAATCCTTCAAACTAAAGTGAGATTCAAATAATGCCAGTTAACACTCAACACCCACTCTATTTGCAAGCCGCAGACCGCTCGCGAACTGTTCGTGATGCGGTGAAAGGCGCTTATGCAATCAAAGCTGCTAAGTCGCGTTATTTACCCATCCCTAACCGCGAAGATTACTATTCGAGTGATCCGGCAACAGCACAACAGGCGATTAGCGACTACGAAGATTATCTATTGCGCGCTCAATTCCTCGGTGTCACCGGCTTAACGCTGCAAGGTTTTTTGGGTGCGATATTTCGGAAAGAGCCCAAGTTTGAATGTCCAACTACTATCGATTACGCACGCGAAGACATGGATGGACAGGGAACGTCATTAAGTCAATTCTCGAAACAGATTTGCGCTGAGGCGGCACAATCGCCGTTTGTCGGCATCCTTGTCGATTATCCTGACGCACCAACAGGCATCACCGAAGCGCAACGCCAAGCAATCAACGCAAGGGCGACAGCAAAGATTTACCCTGTCGAAAGCGTAATCAACTATCAAACCAAAACCATTGGCGCACGGACGTTCCTGCATCGTGTTGTGCTGCTGGAAAATATCGAAGTCGAAGATTTAGCAGACCGCTTCACGATCAAATTCGAGAAGCAATATCGAGTGCTGGAATTGATTGATGGCGTTTATCATCAATCGCTCTACGATAACAGCCTTCGTCCCGTGTTTGACCCTCGACCAATCTTAGCTAACGGGAGGCCAATGACAGCAATCCCGTTTCACGTTGTCGGCTCACAATCTAGCAGCATTGATTACACCCAAAAGCCCCTATTAGAAGATATTGCTGACGTAAACATTTCGCTTTATCGCAATAGCGCTGACTACGAAGAAAATCTATTCATTCATGGCCGCTCTACGCTTTTCCTGACGTCAGATATGGGTCAACAACAATACGAAGCACTGAACCCCAACGGCATCCGCATTGGTAGCCGCACGGGTCACTTTTTGGGTCCATCCGGTAGCGCAACACTCGTGCAAGTCGATGCTGCAACAGCCTTAGAGATAGCTATCGCCAATAAGCTGGAAGATATGCAACGCCTGGGGGCGCAAATCATCACACCACAGGGCGGTAACGAAACCGCAGAAGCCGCACGCATCCGCGCTTCGTCTGAATCATCGCAAATTGAAACGCTGGTCGATAACGCAAGCGAGGGTATTGAAGATGCGCTGGAGAGTATGGCGTTATTTATGGGTGCCGATCCGAATCAAGTGAGCTTTGAGCTAAACGATGAACTATTCCCAGCGCTTTTAAGCGCTCAGGACGTTGTAGAGCTAAGAAACCTTTACGCTGACGGCTTAATTAGCCGCGAACAGGTGTGGAGAAAATTGCGCAAGACAGGCTGGATTGATTCGGAAATAACGGACGATGAACTAGACCAAGAAATCGGCGATGGGATTGGCGAGGAAATGACTCAAAACCATTGACAGTTTAAAACTTTCAATCTATCATCCGAATCACTGGAGCGGCGTTTTTTAATCAGGTACGAAAAATGGGAATTATCACTTGAAGTCGCTTCGGTTAACACCTCGGAAAGACGAGGTTTCACACAACCACACGCATAAAGGACTATTATGCGCAAGCAATGCAAGCGTAAAACCTACGCTAATCCGCTAGCGGCTTTTGCGGCAATCGAACGCCAAAAAGCCATCCCACGCGACACCTATCTTGATGTTGCAATCCTGTCTTACCTGAATCTTGATAAGCTCTCTCGTGGCCTTGTCCCACGTGTCGGCCTCACCAAGCCCGAAGTCGATCCTGCCGCCATCCAATGGACTACGACAATGCTTTTGGGCGTGTCTCTCGCCAAACAAGCAATGCACGCCGGCAATAAAGCGGGAGGTCTAGAGCTGCTGCGAATCGCCGAATCTGCTTATCACGCTTTTGCTGATGCTGCTGATCGCGCTAACAAAAGCGCATCGGGTTACATCGTGCTAAACAGCGACCAGCTTCAGCGGTCTCGCAAATTTGCCAACAAGTTTGACGCTGTGTTGCAGCGTTGCAGTATTGGCAATCTCGTTGACGCAACTGCGGACGCGGAACGGGCTCTTATTAAAGGGGGGTTTAAGTTAGCATGAGTAATCACACAAAAAAAGCCAATGATATTTTAGTTGCTGATTTGCGCATTTTTCGTGACGATGGGAATCATCGTCACATCTGCATCGGTAAAGAAAATCTACCTCGCAGCAAAGATGTAGAAATCATGACATGGTCAGGTCATCTTTGCTTGACGGGTGGCAAAGGTTCTTATCTCTTCAAATCGCCATCTTACAGCGATATGTTCGATGCGTTTCGAGAATACGGGAGCGAGAAAATTGCCGAAAATGGAAAACTTATGGTTAACGTTGGTCGTCTGGCGGAATGGGTTGTCGCGACAGATGCCAAAGCTCCACGTGCAAATTCACCCCTTTTCCTCCAAGCGTGCAGTTACATTACATGGGCTGTAGCTCGCTACGACTACGAAAAAAAACTCATACCACTCAACAAAGCTATAGCAGAAGCGGAAAAGAGGGCGCGCAACCAGCCTGATGACCAAGGAAGTAGGCTGCTCGTAGGATGGCTAAAAGACTACCGAGATACTCTAAAAAAGCAGGGGGTTCAAGTTAGCATGATTACCGGCGAAAAAGAAGAAGCGCTTACCTTGAAAAAGGCAGAGAAAGAAATCGAACATCTGCGTCAGCAGCGTGATGAATTGTTGGCGGCGCTGGAGCGAGTCGTTGAGGATTGGGTAAATCCGGGGGATGGCGGGGCTTTCGAAGACGGCGAAATGCCAGCGCTAGACATCGCCCGCGCCGCTATAGCCAGCGTGAAAGGCGGTGTGGCATGAGAGGCAAGTGCAACCGGTGTGACGGTCGAGGCTACAAGAAGTTACCTCTCGGCACGTATGGGATGATCAAATGTCATAATTGCAACGGGTCAGGAAAAGACCCAGTCGAAGCTGTGAAGGAGGCATGTAAACGAGCGCTTGGTCTTAATCCCTTTAACAACAGGGCTGAATTACTACAAAAAGGGGAGCTGATGAAAACCTCTCTTGATCGCAAAGTCATTGTCGGCGACTACGTTATGCTAGACGCCACAATTCATCCGCCGCCAAAGCATCAGCAAGTGCTGTGCGGCTCTATTCGGTACGGGACAACGATTAAAGGTGTTTTCGATACGAAGCATCACGATTGCTGGTTGCCAATGCCGCGCTTCCCTGATTCGGTGAAAGAGCGTTATCGTCAAGAGGTGGAAAATGGGACGGCCTAAGATGAAAGAAACTCATCCGATGTTGCTTGATGCTGAATGGCTGAAACGCCAATATGTTGAGCTGAAGCGCTCAACGATCGAGATTGCTTCACTTTTGGGTGTTCATTACTCGGACGTTTCCAGCGCCCTTAAAAGCTTTGGTGTTGAAATTCGCAGTGTTAGCGAAAGGCAGAATTTAGTCATGTTAAATAAAATGAAGCTTCATCCACTAGACTTTCCACGGCTCGATGTTTTTAACTCGATTTGCTATCCGGCAACACCAACGCAAATCGAATGCGCTCACGAAAGACTTTCCCGCGAACTACCAAGCGTGAAGATTGAAGCGCATCACAGCGATGATCGTGATCAGATTCACCGATTCGTCAATAAGCATCTAAGCGGCGCATCACTGACAAACGAAACGTCAGCTAACACAAGTCGCTTTGGGTATTAACTCGACAACACCAGCCGTTAAGCTGGTGTTTTTTATTGCTTTCATTGTGTTATGATATAACGTAACTAAATAAGGAGATTGGCTGTGCCAAAATACTTAATCGAGTCTCTCGACGGTGTCGATGAGGCATTGCGCGCTTTTTACAAGCAACGCGAAGACGGTAAATTCCAGCTTCAGCTTGATGATGTGTCTGTTGATGGTCTGATTAGCAAGCGCGATGAACTGCTTGGCGAGCTGAAACAAGCAAAGTCTAAATTGACCGCGCTTGAAGCGAACACGCAAGATGCGGAAAAGAAGCGTCTTGAAGAAGCGCAACAGTTTGAGCAGCTTTACCGTAGCGCGGAAGCGGAAAAAGCGCGATTAGCAGCAGAATTGCAATCGATGCGCGAGCAATCGGTTCGCGAAATGCGAGAGCGTAAGGCAACTGAGTTTGCTTCGCTGGTTACCAAGAATCCCGCACAGCAAAAACTATTAATTCGGGAATTGCTTGATCACATCCAGCAAGGTGAAGACGGTCAAATCGTTACCGGCGGACTGTTAGCCGGTGATGTCGAGGCTGTTAAATCTCAGATTGCACAGCAATACCCGTTTTTGTGTGATGCGGTTCAATCGTCCGGCGGCGGTGCTACCGGTGGCATATCTGCACCAACATTGCGCAAATACTCGGAATATACCACTGCAGAACTGTCGGAAATTCAGCGCACAAATCCGGCTGAATACGACCGTCTGCGACAAACACGATAAGGAATAAATCATGGCTACCGTACGCCTTTCTGACATTATCAACACCATCGTTTTTCAGGATTTACCCGCCGTTAACGCGCCGGAAAAGACCGCATTTTTCGAATCTGGCATCGTTGTCCGCAATGGTCTGTTGGATTCTCTTGCCAATGCAGCCGGCAAGACTGCGGAATTACCGTTTTGGCGCGACATTGACGCAACTATTGCGCCCAACTTGTCAAACGACAATCCGGCCTCGATTGCGACACCGGAAAAGATTTCCCAAAGCGAGCAAATTGCTCGTAAAGCATTTTTGAACAAAGGTATGTCGGCCACCGATTTAGCAACTGAGATTGCTATGGGCCCTAACGCAATGCAGCACATCCGTAATCGCATCGACACCTATTGGTTGCGACAATGGCAACGCCGTTTGATCGCTACCACCAACGGCGTGTTGGCGGACAACATCGCTGCAAATGGCGGCGACATGGTGATTAACGTTGCGTCCGAATCGATTGCTGGTCAATCCACCTCAACACGATTCAACGCCGATGCCTTCACGAACGCCGTTTACACAATGGGCGACATGGCCGATCAGTTGCGCGCTATCGCGGTGCATTCGGCGGTGATGGCGCAAATGGTCAAGAATGATGACATCGTCTATATCCCAGACAGCCAAGGTCGGTTAATCGTCCCAACATACAAAGGCTTACGTGTTATCGTTGATGATAGCTTGACTGTTACCGCTGGCACGACTGATGGGTTCAAATATACGTCCGTCTTGTTCGGCGAAGGCGCGTTTGGCTACGGTGAAGGCTCTCCAGTAACTCCAGTTGAGGTTGAGCGTGAAGCCGCACAAGGCAATGGTGCAGGTATCGAAACCCTGTGGACACGCAAGACTTGGATTTTGCATCCGTTCGGCTATCAAAACACCGGCACTCCAGCCGCAGAATCGTTTAGCTTGACCGAACTGGCGGCGGCCACAACTTGGTCGCGTGTAGTTGAGCGCAAGAACACCCTGATCGCGTTTCTTGTTACCAACTGATTGGTGTAACGCTAAACAGACCCCACTTCGGTGGGGTTTTTCGTATAGAAGGAGATTAATATGGAACTAAACAATGACGGATTGCCGCCCAATCAGCCGGTAACTGCACAACAGATTCGCGAGGCTGAATTGCGCCGTAAAGAGCGCGAGAACATGCAAAACCTGATGCTGATCCAGCAAAATCAGCAACGCGCTAAACGCAAAAAGCGTGAAGCAGAAGAAAGCGAAGAATGACGTACAACATCAACGGTTTTGGGCCTGATGATTTGCTAACGGGAACAAAAGAGGGTTTTCGCCGTCTTCGCGTTGACCAAGCGCAAACCGGATTCTTTGAAGGGCGCGAGTTTAGAACGTTCGCCGAGTTTGATATTTCATCGGGCGCATCGCTGGTGTTGCGCTTTGCTTCATTGGTTGACTTCATCTTGTTTGCGCAAAACTTATCTGTCGATCAAGGCGCTATCCGCTTAGCCGCCATCGTTAACGGCGTGTCGGGCGGGACGTGGACGGCATTACCGGTGATCGGCAAAAACCGCATGACTAACCGCCGATTGTATGAAGGTGGTTACTATCAATCAAAGGCGACACTAGAAAGCGGCGGGACGGTAACGAGCGGCACTGTTGTCGAGGTGGTGCGCGTTGTTGCCGCTAACTCTACAGCCCAACAATCAACCGTAGGCGGCAGCGTAGCCGATGAACGCGGATTGCCGGCGGGAACGTATCACTTGCGGCTGGAGAACATCAGCAATGGTGCGGCCAAAGGTGTATATTCGCTGTTTTGGGAAGAGAGACCATGAGCAAAAGCGATGGCTTTATCGTAGGTGAGTATTATTTCACAGCACGGAACGGCATGGATGGTGCGGCCGCAGATGGCGTTTTTTGCTGGTCGCTATAAGCCACTTGAAGATGATAAGCAATTTGCACCGATTGACTTGACGATGATCTGCGTGCTAGTGCTAAGCAATGGAAAAACTATCGTTGACTGCTATCGGCTTAATGGTAGATAATAGTACTTCAAACTTTCAAACCATCCATTTCGCCATGCCGTGGCTTTGGGTGAAAACTGGAAAGAGCCACCATTAGATGTAGGAGTCTAATGATAGGGGCTTTTTCTTTATGTGCCGCTTGACACAGCATCGCCAACGTTAGATAATCACCTTGGTTTTACAGGTTTGCATCCTGTGTTGTGTGTCTCATGGTATAGTCCCCGTGAGAAATTAAACCCCAGTCCTGTGTCGTCAGGCTGGGGTTTTTCTATGGTTGGTCACTTGGTATTGGTAAATCCAAGCGCCGGCGCGAGTAGCAATACACGCTCTTTCGCCATTGCGTAAATAGCCTTGTATGGCAATTCGGCTTTCAGGCCATCACGAATAGCAATATCTACCACAGACTCAACCGTGGAAAGTTTTTTCAAGACATCAGTATCTAACTCGTGTCGCTTTCCTGATTCGATACCAAAAAACGAGTTTGTCATTTTCGTTATCGCTACATAGTATTTTTCTGCTGAGCCGCTACCGTTTGCGCTTGCGTAAGCAACAAGACTTTTGATTGCCTCCGTTTCGCAGCGTCTTACAATTTTACCCTCCAATCTAGCGTTATCACGGATGGCTAATTGTTTCCGTGCATCCTCAAACGCTTTAACCAATTGTAACTTAGCTTGAACAACACGCTCATTGTTCCGCATCAATGTCAGCAAGAAATAACACTGGCTTTCGTTAAGCAGAGCATAACGCTGTTTTTGTTCGCCACCTGCGGTTTGAATGGTTCCCGTTTCAAACGGAACCCTTCCGATTTCTGAAAAAAGCGGCAAATATTTATCCACGTTTTCAAGAATGGTGCGATGGCGATGGTCGAGAAATTGGGCTAACAAACGGGAGTCTGTGCGAAGTTCTTGACCGATGTTTTTGATAACGATTTGACTTTCCATGACAGCCTCTTGGTTAATGCCGCAAATTCGGCAACTAT